CTTGGCTGTTCCAAACTCGTTGGTCCATTCTACAAAGTCATTCAATCCTTCGTCTTTGGTTTCGTTTTTGATTGCTTGTCCTACACGAAACCAATCGTTATATTGGTGTGGTCCGCAACGTGCCGAACCAATAATCGCCAATAACTTTTTTATGTCAGTATCACAACCCGTTAAATTAACATCGGCATATTCAATAACATCAGGATTTAAAATGCTGTTGGATAATTTGGTAAATTCAAACTCGGCATTTAAATGCTTGTTTCTAACACACAATTGCAAGAATGTTTCTTTTGTTAGTTCGGTCGGGTAGTCCTTCATGCAAAACTCATTATCTGTTGGGTCAATAACAATGTTATATGCGTATGTGAGTTTGTACGCATCGTGCAATGGCTTTCTGCAACCAAACAACTGAACGTTGGTGCAACCTTTGCTTAATCCATCATCAAATATTTTATTCAAATCATTAATCACGGGCAAACGTTCCATCAACTCCACGCAATCCGCCATAACCAACTCACGTAATTTCATTTGCAACTTGTGTGGTAGATTAATACCAATAAGAATATGAATACCATCTTTGGTAATGTTTTTTTCAACAACACGATTGACTGCGTCCTTTTCCATGATGAATAATTTAAACGGCTTTGCATCAACCTTGATGAGTTTCTTCAAGTTGGATAAATACACGCAAATCAATTCTTCAATCCAGTCCTTGTCGTGATGGCGTTGGGTGCATTCGTAGTTGTAATGTAGGTCTATATCCACATAAGTCGGTCCATCGTCGTGTTGCTTCTCCGTCAGGTATTCCAAGCGATTACCGCAAATAACTTCTTTGTAAATCAGGTTGTGGAACTCATCTTCATGTTCCGCTGGGATTGCATAGTTTCCACCATAGACATTGGCTGTCTTGTCAGGAATTCTCGTGTGGGTGTTAGGTTGTGGGGATTTCACTGAATGCTGGTTTAAGAATTGTGCTAATGCTCCGTTCATCTTATATAGTAAGTATATACTTTATTTTAAGCCGTTTATCTTAATTAATTAAATCAATTTTATATTTAATTAATTTCAATTTTCCTAAATGGGAAAACGCCTAAACTAAAAGGATTGTCAAAAATGTCTTTTGGATTTTCTTCCAAAGGTCGTGCCTCCGTTTCGCCAACTTATTGACTTCTCGGTTATGTTCCACGTTCTTCTCACGCCACTTGTAGATGTTCTTCTTGTTCTTTTCGTATGTAGCCATTGTTTTTATATACTATACAGACAATTTTTTAAATCAATTTTATCTTCTATACTTGCCTTTTCCTTTTCCAACATTTGCCTAAACTCGTCGGCTTTCTTTTTGAGTTCTTGGTTTTCGCGTTCTTTCTTAATCGTCTTTTGTTGTTGCAAATTCGGCTTCTTCTTGCGGGGCATTATACTATTTGTTGAGATACTAATTTCGCCATAGCGACCAACAAGCCATCTATTTGTGCCTGTTGGGCTTCAATCTTGGCGTTGAGTTCTTGAATGGCTGATAAATATAGATTACCAAATTCGGCACATATACTTTGTGGTTGAATTTCACCCGCCTCATTCACGGCATCTTTTTCTCCACTAACAATATTATCTAACTCGGGGAATAGGTCTTGAACCTGATGTGCTATAAAGCCGTGATGTCGTCCATGTTTCTTAAAAATACCCACATCTTTCATCTCATATTCTATCATTTCAACTTTGCATAAGCGGTCTAATACGGGTCTCGCCTTTGTGATATTCTCTTTCACTCGGTAATCGCTGATGGTAAAATTTCCAACATTCACTCCGTCTATCCAACATTGTAGCACCGCACCAGTCCAAAAGGTATTAAACACATTTGTTCCAAAAGCACCCGCCGAACCCGTTCTACAAAAATATCCACCCGTAGTTTTAATACCCGCTGGTATTATTTCTAACTGATTAACTGCATTGATGCGGAATGCGTGGGTGTCGCCAGTAGGCACATTATAGCGTAGTGTCGTTCCCGCAACATGTGTGATATTAGAACCAGTAGGTCCAAATTGTAAGGTTTGATTTGCGGGAATTGTTATGTTTGTTCCGTCTATTGTTATTGCTAATGTGCCGTCATTTACAAAAATAAAATTTCCACCAGTATCTGCGTCAAATCTAATGCTTCCACCCACACACGCTATTGCTCCACCTAAAAAAGTATCATCTAAATATATAGGTTGTCCCGCTTTCATAAAAATAGGTCCAGTAAATGTCGCTCCACTTGTATTTAATAATAATTGTGCTACGGAATTCACCATGAATTTATGCGAATACCCAGTTGCTACTTCATAATCAAATGTTGATGTTGTTGTGTCTTTTCGTATATGTGCTAAATTAGTAAATCCTTCGTCCCATACTATTCTCTTACCATTACGCATAGATAAACTTTCATATATTAATGCACCCGAACTTGAAACCTCCATAATGTCTGTGCCTCCAACTTGATATTTCAAAGTGTGTCCTGCGGGTAATTGATACAAAAACCAGTTAAAACTTGTGTATTCACGCATAATCGTTCCTGCGGGAAAAGTTAAAAGCGTCCCATCAACATCGGCACTTATCGTCATTCTCTGCGTATTGTTTGTCCTGAACGAATGGGCGTTGTTAGTGGGAACGTCATAAACCAGTTGCGTTCCATTGTCGGTTATAGAACACCTTGCACCATTGAAATAAATACGCTTACCACTTTCAATATTCAAGCCAGTACTATCAATATATAAATTCGGCGACCCACTAATGAAAAAGTAGTGTCCGCCTCCCGCTTGATTATCGTAATACATATTAGCACCCGTAAAATTCAACACCGCACCAGTCGTCGTTCCAAAAATCAATTGTCTTGTGTTATTCAATCTTAAATTTGCGTTTATCGTTTTAGCACCCGTTAGAGTTTGAGTTGTGCCTAACGTACAAAAGGTACCATCTACATAATTTTTATTAACCAGTTGGTTTGCCGTACTTGGAACCGCCGACGATTGTGGTAATGTGTTGAATGTCTTAATTCCACTTGTGATGGTCTGTGATGTGGTTAAATCAACATATCCCGCCAAATCTGCTGTGGTTGCAAAGTCGCTATTCCCAGTCATAGAGAGAATATTTGTCTGTTGGAAATCCATTTTATTATATACATATATTATAATGGCGGACAACCAAACAGATAATAGCCAAGATAATTCGGCACCTACTTTGCAAGATTTAGCGGGTTCCGCCCAAGCGTCATACCAAGACGTACCGCCCATGAACTATACTAAACTTACTCAATATTCCAATCCCGAGATTTCTACCTTTAAGCATAAAGAGAAACCGCATTATATCATAGCACACAAAGGAACTGACCTAACCAATCCTAACACTGCACGTAAGGACATTCGGGCTGACTTGAATATTGCACTGGGTAATAAAGATGCCGATGGAATGCATAAGCGACGTACAAAGCAAACCGAACAAATAATAAAGTCAATCAAAAAGGAAACGCCTGATAGTGATGTGTATCTTGTGGGTCATTCGCTTGGCGGTTCCACCAGTTCTCATGCAATGGCTACAAGCAAGTATGTGCGTGATAATGTAAAGCAACACGACACATTCAACTCGGGTAGTTCGGCATTACAGAAACCGCCAAGCGTTTCGGCTGACGTGAAAGATGAACTAATGCGAAAATCCACGCATCACAGAGTGAAAGGCGACGCGATAAGCGACCATGTCAAAGAGAATTTAATCGGCAAGGTGAAAGAATACGAAAGCAAGAAAAAGCCAAGCATTGCGGACCATGTGCTGAAACTTGCAACACCATTATTACGTCGCACGTTTGTTGGTCGTGCATTGGGCTATGGTGCAAAAAAGGTTCTTGAAACACTCAGGTCTCATTCAATCACCAATTTCACCCGCAAATAAAATAATATGTTATAATATAAATGAGTTATAAGATATTACCATACACTTTAAAACAAGCCAAGTCAATCGGCGTAGATGTCAAACCATCAACGAAAGCGGGAAAGAAAATAGATGTGTATAAGGACGGCAAGTTGGTTGCATCGGTCGGTGCAATTGGGTACCTTGACTACCCAAATTATTTAGCCGAGAAAGGAAAAGAGTATGCTGATGAGAGAAAAAGATTATATAAATTGAGACACAAAAAGGACATAGAGAAAGTTCGGTCAAATGGTTGGTATGCTGACAAGTTATTGTGGTAGGGATAAAAGAAATTCTGTATTTTCCATAATAGAAATATTGAATTCGTTTTATGCAAGGATAAAAGACATATATAATTAGATAAAACCATTATAAAACTGGAATTATCAATATTTATGTCCTTTTTGACTTAAAATTTAAATTTTATCATAGAATTCATATATTTGTTTGATAATTCCAGTTTTATATTCGTTTTCTCCAATTATATATGTCTTTTATCCTCGCTTTATCCTTTTAGCACATATCCAATTCAATATATCCATTGTGGAAATATTGAATTCGTTTTATCCCGCCTACTCTTTCACGTAATCTTTTTGCATCGCAACTGAATGAGCCATGAACTCGGCATCTTGTTCTTGGTCTTTCATTACCTTACCATACTTGTGTGATAAATAGATGTGTCTCAACATACTTGCACCAACCTTCTTTCCCATGATGCTGTTGAGAGATTTTGTCATGCGGTTTGAGTTGCCTCTGTTCTCATCGTCAGGAAATAGTAGGTAGTCGCCTTCGGTCAGGTTCATCTTGCTGATGTACGATTTAAGTGTCGGCATGATTTCTTCGGGTATGTCTATCACCTCCTTACCTGACTTGGCTGTCTTAAAGTTGTTGAAATAATACTTGCCTCCTTTCATATCCACATAGTTTCTGCTTTCGTCGTCGCCTTTACCAAGAACCATGTAATACCAGTCGTTGCGTCGTGGCGGTTGCAAGACGTATAGTGCAAGTATCATGTAATGCTCCATTGTCTTTCTGTCTGCATTAGAGAGACGTGGCTTCTTCTCAACCTCGTCTGCCTTTTCTTTAAGTTTGTTAAATACCGCCATGACCTCGTCCCACGTAAGCCAATTCTTTTCCTGCGTCTCGCTCTTCTCGCTTGGCTTCTTCTCTGCAAAGATGCTACGCTCCTTCAAGAATATCGCCTTGTAGTATTTATTCAAGTCCTCCCACACCTTACCTTTCTGTCGGTTCAAGATGGCGACGATTGACGCTACATAACTCTTCCGCGTGTTGTCGTTCTTAATGTCCTGCAACTTTTGCTTAATAGCCATCTTCTGCTTCAAGAATGCTAAATTATCAAACGGGTTATTGTTATTCAAAATACGTAGTTTGATGAGATACATCTCAATTGATTTTTGCGACAACTTTTCGCTCGTCAAGGTTTCTTTCAATGAATTCATAAATGAACTATCCATTTTATATATATCTATATAATTATTTATACGTTTTATCTAAATGATTATATTTGGTTTTAATAAGTGTCGGGCTGTGGCGAACCCAATGCATCTACCGCTACACCCGCTAAACTTGTTTGTACTGATGCTGATGTTAATCCCGCTACATGTCCGCCACCAACCCACTGGCGTGGTCCTGCACCTCCTGCGGATTTGGCTCCAAACCATTCTTGTTGCTCGGGTGTTGCTGGTTGGCTTTGCGTTTTTCTCATTCCTTTTCGTGCCTCCTCTTCCGCTTTCGCCAATCTCGCCTGTTTTACCAACATCTCTTCATATTGCGACATATTTCTACCGAATGGTCCATTCTTCATTGGTGTTTCCATCTTAACTGGCTCGGGCTTCATAAATGCCTTTTTCTGTTCTTCAATATCAGTCAGGTCAATAACCTTGCCTGTCATCTTGGTTGGCTCACCAATGCTGATGCGTCCTTGCTTTTTTACTTCCTCTGCAATCGTGCTAATATCCTGTGCCTGTTTGAATTGGTCGGGCGTTTGGATACTAAACCCACCTTGTCCTGTAATCGCGGGACGCATCGCTAATGCTGACATTAAGTTCGGGCTTCCGCCTCCACCCGCCATCGCTGGTATGTCTCGGTTTAATCCCGTTCTTCTGTCTATCTGCCGTTTGCCGTCTAACACTACCAATCCAGTCATTCTCTTCTTTGCTCTTGGCTTCGCCTTCTTCTTCTTTGCTTTATCCTTCTTCAACGCCATTGTTATATATATATACGCCGTGATAATAATTTAAATTCGCTAAATTAATCTTCTGTGTTTATTATTAAGCGATTAAAGTTCTTATAGAACGTGTGGGTTCGGGCGTTATACATAAGGAAATTGTAAGGTCCGTCAAACACGAACTCAAACAATGCTTTGGTGTCGCTTTTATTTAACCCATAGACCTCTTGTGCGAAATTCTCTTGTTCCACCATGCTTTTCGGTTTAAACAGGATTACCACGTCTATCAATGACCTTAATGTTTTTGCAAGTGCCTTTTGGTTGAGTGCCGATATTATAATGTTGAGTTTCATGTGGCGGTGCTTGTTGATGAGACGACGCAAGTTGAGTTCTGTCGCTTTGAGTTTTAATTGTTCGCTGAAATCGTCTATTACCAAACAGGAATTGCCTTCGGCTTCTTTTGTCGCTATGGACTGCTCTGTAATCTGCTTGAACGTATCAGGCGATAAGTCGTGGAACACAGAACGATGACCTTTGAATATGTGGTCGTCTTCGCTTTCAAATACTTCTTTTGGCGTTGCATACATGACATTCTCAAACACCTTACGATATATGCGGTTCTTGCCCGTCGCTTTAAACAGATTGGATATGAACGTGGATTTGCCTGTACCCATACCACCGCTGACGAATATCACGCTACACTTGTTTGGAAACGGCGGTGGAACATCTAAAATATTATCAATTGATTGTTTCGTTGGTTTGATTACCAAATCGCTATGTTCTATTTCTTCTATCTTCATTTATATATAGCAATAGAAAAAATGGAAACAATAACACTATTATTTATCCTATTTCTCTCTTTCGCATCGTCGGTAAGAACATGCTAAACACTTTCATCACTGGACGGCGTATCGCCACCCAACTCTAACATGGACCCGCTTTGCACCACACCATTTGTCTCAATCAACTTATAATTTGTCATCTTGTCATCTACCTTTTTGTTTAACAAGAGAGAAGATTGTACGAGTTTTATATACCTGTTATATGTATCATCTATAAATATCTTTTGGGCGATGGGTCGGTTTTCGGGTTTCAACGCCAAGAACTTATAAATATCCGTAGCCAACACGTAGAAATCCTTTGACGAAACCAGTGTCTGTTCCATCTGTTTGTTGATTTGCAAATAAAGTTCTACCGACCCGATTATACCGCATAACAACGCAATCAAGGAATTCACCACACTGATTATGCCCTGTTGCATAAATGGTTGCAAACCGATGCTAAACACGCTGTTTAACGCGGACAACAAGATGATTGGGATTTTGAACCATTTGAGACGCTCTTTCAGTGA